CACCCCTCGCGGGGTGAGCTGGTGTTATGAACACCATTGTGCCTCTCGGTTTAGAGAGGGCATGCCTTTCACATCAGAAGGAGTTGAGCGATGGTCACGATAATAGATCCTCCAACATTCCGCGATACTCGCGGCTTGCCAGAGGGCTATGATCCTCATAAATTATATGAGTATCGTTTCGATCGACTCAAAGAAAATGCTTCTGAGCTTGAATGGTTCTTATACCAGTACATTCCGTTCGGCCTTATTAAATCTTTCGCTTTTGCGATCGATCCAACGGGGCAGTTCAAGATTGCACCTGGTGTAATAACTCCAGAAAACCGTCTAAAGTATAGAGCTGTACTCTCTGTTCTTCAACAGAGGAGCTACACAGTCATTAGGACTGTTGATAGCTGGGCACCGCTACCCAATTTTGGGGGTATTGGTGGTTGTACTGCTCCAACTGCGACGCATTCTGGATTTTCCACATCGTTCTCAAACACTCTTTCGAGTCAAGAGGCGTTGCCGGATACACTCAAGGATACTACTTCTCGCACTCGCCTTATGGGTTCTAAACAGGGTACCTTGACTATGTTTAAGGGACACTGTATTAGTCCTCCACGGGCAGTAAAAGAACAGTATATCGTTGGTTCTGAGTGGTATGCTGGGCCCAATGTCCCCAATGATCCTTGTATCGTGCTTGCCGGTGGCACGCACGATTATAGGGATGGGGGCACTGATACCCGGTATACTCAGACCAATGGCTCAGGAGCACGCTTGTCCTCATCTACTCATAACTCACTACGGCTTCATGAAATAGCTTACAATGAAGGGCTTATTCAGTCCAACCTTGTCAACCTTCTTAAAGGTTGGTCGCCTCACAATCGTGATGCGACACTATTTAGAAACGCAGTGGAACTTAGGGATATTCCCCATAGTATTCGTTCTTTACGCGAAACTATGTCGAACTTCCGTAAGTTGTATGCTTCTCTCGCCCGCAGTCCCTCGATCCGAAAAATTGTTTTCGACGTCAAGAGAACTGCTGGTGACATCCCGAATGAATATCTTTCTTTTCATTTTGGATGGAAGCAGACTTATAAGGATTTGATGGACTTGTTGGCCTTGCCAGCTAAGATGACCAAGAAATACAATTTCTTGATCAGCCGTGATGGCAAACCAACAACATTCCGCTCGAAGCGATCTTTCGTTTCAGGCGAGAGTGGAGTCTCGGGATTCGATTACGAACTTCTCCCGAATGAGTACATGGCCCTTTTTCCGGGCGATGGTGTCTCATCTAGGATTCAGAGGGAATCTGAGCTGCGTTTAGTTATAAACGCTACCTTCGATTTTCCACCTGTTTTAGACGTTCGGTTTCGCTCTCATGAATTTCTCAAGAGAGCGGGTATCATACCTCGTGCAACGGACCTCTACAATTTGGTCCCTTGGACTTGGCTGATTGACTGGTTTAGTGGCCTCGGTAACTATATTGAACTTATGGACAATATAAACCGGGACCCTTCACTAATCAATTGGGGATTGATTACCTGTGTTTCCAAAGGTAAGTTAATCACCAACTACCAATCGAGTTCCTGGCTGAGCGTACGTCATTCCGTGCAGAACGTGGAAACGGTACATGATGACAAATATTATCATAATGCACCGCACACCTCTGTGTACGACTACGTGTGTGAAACACGCAGAGACGTTGCTACAGCCCTTGATGTGAAACAGACTTCTGAGCCTTCAAGTTTGTCGGCTTATCAGAAGTCAATCATCGGTGCTCTGCTTGCGCAGAGAACCGCTTTTTCACGGCCTGGGACATTCCGTCCCAGATCGTAATATTTATTTCACAAGGAGACGTCCTATGCTTGCCGATCCAGTCACTGTTGCCGCCGCTTCTCCGACTCCCTCATTGGTCTTGGCAGTTGTCAAGTCCGATGGGTACGGGTCTGAGCGAGTGGATACGGGAGGTAATGGCTACTCAGTCATTACCAACCATACCAAGAATAAGGGCGGTGGATCCCGACACTACGTCCAAATGACGCAGTCCGTGGATGCCGTCGATCCTTATTCCGGCCTCACGAAGAAGCAGGTTGCTTCCGTGAGTATCACTATCACACGGCCAGGTTTTGGCTTCACCGACGCGGCTATTATTGCGTTGGCAAAGGCCATCACTGACTATCGTGATGATACTGAAGTGACGACCGCCAGGCTGATTCAGTTTCAGTCGTAATGATCTTGAAGGGAAGACGAGATGTCTAACCGGGATCATTACCAAACTGACCTGTTTCTAGCCTTCCTTTTTCGTGCCGTGTTCGCCGTTGGCCTGCTGGGCTTTATCGCCCTTCAGGTTGCCGGCTGCTCCGCCGATAAGGACAGATCTCGAGCTATAGATCTGGGTGTTAAGGGGTCATATACCCCAGGAGAGGCTGCCGGGACTCGGAATCAAATACCTCAAGGAGGAATTGATGAAAAGTCCGGTAACACTCCTACAAAGCCTGCTGACTGACGTCAGTAGGTTGTGTCCTGATGTGAATGGCCTCGATCGTGATCTCAATACGATCGAGCAAAGGTTCGAAAACGAGGGCTATGGTTTCCTTACCAAAGCCTTACCTGCTTTAGGTGATGCCCTTACTCAGGGTATTCACACTGGCAGGTTCGCCTGTCCACTTGGTTTTAAAACGACCAAGGGGAGAGCTATCCCGAAATTTCTTTCAGGTATGCTCTGCGAGGTATTCGAACCGTTCTCCGGGGAGCTTAAAGAGGAGGCCGACGTTGGCCTCATAAAGTGTCTACGAGAGATGCTTTACCTCTTTAAGAAAACTCAGATGCCTTCAGAGGATGAAGAAATCCTCCATAAAAAGGCTGTTGCTGAGTTTTTTCGATGTGATGATGTCGCTGGTAAGGTAGTTATACCTGACCGTCAGAATCATCTTATCGGCTTAGTGTCAAAACTGGTTCTAAATGGACTTTGTTCGGTCCCTTTAGAAGAGATCCAGTTTAAACACGGCCCCGGAGCCGTCTTTGAAGGCTTAAAGGGGAACCAGAAGTGGTCCTCTTTGTCGAACTCTATTAAGAACGAAGAGTTTGACGTGCATTCCTATGGCTATGGTGACTTTGGTGTGTCTCTCTCTGAAATTGGAGAGAGGACCATCGTAACCCAGTCGAAAGACGCACTTTTCAGCCCTCAAAGCGGAGCTTCTAGCCGCACCGCCAGACTAATCTCAGTGCCGAAGAATTCGACATCGAGACGAACAATTACAGTCGAACCTATGTTGAACCAATTTATTCAACAAGGTCTGAATATCGTGCTTCGGGATCATATTACCCGCTGCCCGGTTCTCAGTAATTGTCTGGCGCTTACCGACCAGAGCAAGAATCAACAACTTGCAATGGAAGGCTCCCGTACAGGTAAATGGGCAACCATCGATTTGAAGTCCGCGTCAGATCTTCTCAGTGTTAAACTGGTCGAATCTGTCTTTGGGCATCATGGTTCTTTTTTGGACCATATGATGGATTGTCGCTCTACCTCAGTTGATTCAGACATAATGTCTGGGCAACTTTTGGCTAAATTTGCCGGTATGGGTAACGCTCTAACCTTTCCTGTTCAGAGTATCTGCTTTGCTGTAACATGCATCGCAGCTATTCTGGATACGTGGGGTCTTAAACCCACGATGGATCGGGTGAAGCGCGCGGCTAGGCAGATTCGAGTGTTTGGCGATGATATCATCGTCAACACCGAATATGCTCATCAGTGTGTGACCTGGCTTGAATCGGTTGGCTTAAAAATCAACCTTTCCAAGAGCTTTCTCAACGGAAATTTCCGCGAAAGCTGCGGGGTCGACGCGTTCAAGGGAGTCGACGTGACTCCTTTGTACGTTAGAACCCGTCCAGATGACATGTCAACAGAGCCTAATGCCATAGGAGGCCTCGTATCCACCAGCAACCAAGCATGGTTGCGTGGTCTGTATGAGTTCTCCGCCGAACTTGCTCATGAAGTTGAAGAGAGATTAGGATATTCTCTTCCTCTTGTAGGGCAGGAATCCGGTGTATTAGGGTGGCATAGTCGTCTTGACGCTATGAATCCAACTCGTTGGAATCGTAGCTTACAGACGTTCGAAACTCGAACGCTTGTACTGAAACCGCTGAAAAGGCGGGATCGGTTAGACGGTCATGCTGCACTTCTTAAGTTTTTTCATGTTCCTCTTCTTGGAAGAGGGCATGATCATCTTGAGAAGTCTCCGATACGCTATAAATTGCGCATCGCGTTGACTTGGGTGCCCACTCTAGTTCTTTGAGTGAGGTTAATCTCCTGACATGAGTGTCAAGAGTCAGAGATGGCATTATCTTGGAGTCCGCCCAGAAGGGCGGGTGAGTTTCTAATCAGTTGATTATTAACCCAACCCCAGGATAGCTTAGCAC